GGGCATGAGAATGGAGTGAACGTAAGCTTATCACATCTAAGAGGTTCTAATGCTATTGCTCAACTATCTGATTGTGTGATAGCCTTAGAAAGAAATCAACAAGCTGATGATGAATTAGAATCTAGGACAACAAGATTGCGTGTACTTAAATCACGTTACACAGGGGATGTAGGGTTAGCAACTGCATTAGTTTATGATAAAGATACAGGTAGATTATCTGAGTACGAAGATACAGAAATGTTGAATAGTTTTAGTTCAGATGATATCATACCCTTTTAGGGAGGACTTATGGAGTTAGTATTTGATATAGAAACAGATGATTTAAATGCCACAGAAATACATTGTATTGTAGCCATAGATGAAAACAATAAACAATATACCTTTGATGTTATAGATGATAATATTTTAAAAGGTCTTGACTTCTTAGCAGAAGCAGACAAACTAATTGGACATAACATCATAGGCTTTGACATCCCAGTAATTAAAAAACTACATGGTATTGACCTATGGAATAAAGATAAAGTAATAGATACTTTAGTTCTGTCTCGGCTTTTAAATCCTGTTAGAGAGAAAGGACATTCATTAAAAGTATGGGGTTCTAAATTAGGTATGGCAAAAGACCTACCTCCTGAAGATTTTCATATTTATACTAAAGATACTTTAAAGTATTGTTTAAAAGATGTAGTTCTAAATAAACTTTTATTTGAATATCTTAAAAAAGAATCAGCAGGATTTTCTAAAGAAAGTATAGACTTAGAACACCAAGTAACTTATGTTCTAGAAGAGCAAAGAAAGCATGGATTTAAAATTGATATTGAGTACGCAACAACTTTATTAGCAGAACTAAATTGTAAGATAAAGAAAGTACAAGACGAAGTACATAGAACTTTCAAGCCTAAATGGGTTGACAAAAAAGAAGTAACTCCTAAATTAAAAAAAGACGGAACACTTTCTAAATCAGGTTTAACAGAGTATGAGTTTGAAGAAATACAAACATCAAGAAACATGAAACCTTTTATGAGAAAAGAGTTAGTAGAATTTAACTTAGGTTCTCGTAAACAGATTGGTGAATACTTAATTAGTTTTGGTTGGAAGCCTAAAAAGTTTACACCTACAGGTCAACCCATTGTTGATGAAGGTACATTAAAAAATATTACTCACATTAAAGAAGCTAAACTAATAGCAGATTTTTTATTATATCAAAAAAGAATTGCACAAATTAGTTCATGGTTAGATTCCGTAGCAGATGATGATAGAGTACATGGTTCAGTATTATCTACAGGTGCAATTACAGGTAGAATGGCACACAGAAACCCTAACATGGCTCAAGTTCCTAGCGTAAGTAGTCCTTATGGTAAAGAATGTAGAGCCTGTTGGGTAGTAGATAAAGGGAACAAGCTAGTAGGTATAGATGCTAGTGGTTTAGAATTAAGATTGTTAGCACACTATATGGCTGACGAGGAGTATATAAATGAAATTATCAACGGAGATATTCACACAACTAACCAAAAGTCTGCAGGACTTGAATCAAGAAATCAGAGTAAGACATTCATCTACGCACTTATTTACGGAGCGGGAGACTCAAAACTTGGCTCAATCGTGCAAGGAAGTAGAAAGCAAGGTAAACAGCTTAGAGAATCTTTTATCAATAATAACCCTGCATTTAAAACTCTTAGAGACAGAGTTGAACGAGCGTCTGCAAGAGGATACTTGAAAGGATTAGACGGACGTAAGATATTTATTAGGCATAAGCACTCGGCTTTGAATACTTTGTTACAAGGAGCAGGTGCAATAGTTATGAAAAAAGCTTTAATTATATTAGCAGATATGTTAGAATTAGGAACTATCCCTGCTAAAATAGTTGCTAACATTCATGACGAATGGCAGATAGAAGTACCTGAATCTCATGCAAATGGGGTAGGTGCATTAGCAGTTAGATGTATAGAACAAGCATCTAAAGAATATGATTTAAGGTGTCCATTAACGGGCGAATTTAATATAGGAGACAGTTGGTATGAAACCCACTAAAAAAGATAGAAAGAAATTTGATTTAGATTTACAGTATGGTACTGTTAGAGAAGAAAAGATAGCAGACATGCTCACTAATAAAAAAATAGAAGTCAAATCAGAAAGAGATATTTGGCAGAAGTCAGGTAACATTTGTATAGAATATGAATCATGGGGTAAACCCTCAGGAATCAGAGCAACTGAATCTGATTACTGGTTTCATAATCTCTGTATAGGTGACGATGAATACTGCACTCTTGTTTTCCATACAGATACTCTAAGAAAGATAGTAGATAAACTAGATACTTTTAAAACTGTATCGGGTGGAGATAACAATGCGAGTCGTATGTTTCTAGTAAACTTACAGAAACTATTCTCGTCAGACGTTATTAAAGCTTTTAAAGAAATTAAAGATGAAAAAGAAACAAACACAAAAAAGAAAGTTGCCTAAACTAGATACTCTTGTAGAGGATATCTATAAAACTATAGGAGTTTTATCGGAAGATAAAGCTATTAATATTCCTGAAGAAGAATATGAAAGGTTTGGTAAAGATATGTCTGATGCTTTAAGAGGGTGGGCAACTCCACAACCGAGACCTAAGAGTGGTTTAAGAATGTCTAACATTGGTAGACCTCTACGTAGACTGTGGTATGATTTAAACTTATCAGAGGAACATCAAGAGAAGATAGATGCCCCTACATTCATTAAGTTTTTATATGGACATTTACTTGAGGTTTTACTTTTATTTTTTGTTCGTCTTTCAGGGCACGTTGTATCAGGAGAACAAAAAGAAGTATCAGTTAAAGGCATTAAAGGACACATGGATTCTATTATAGACGGAGAAGTTATTGATGTTAAGACTGCATCAGGGTTTGCTTTTAAGAAGTTTAAAGAAGGTACACTTGCACAGAATGATAGCTTCGGATATCTTTCACAGTTAGCAGGGTATGAAGAAGCAGAGAAGACTTCAAAGGGTGGTTTCTTAGTTATGAATAAAGAAACAGGAGAATTAACTACCTTTATTCCTGACGATTTAGAGAAGCCAAACATCATTCATAAAATAAAAGAAGTTAAAAAAGCAATTAGTCTTGACAACCCGCCTGACAGATGCTATAATGTTATAGCGGAGGGTGTTTCTGGTAACATGAAATTACCAATGGGGTGTAACTATTGCCCTCATAAATTTACATGTTATTCAGATGCTAATGAAGGTAAAGGGTTACGAACATTCGCATACGCAAAAGGTAATGTATATTTAACTAAGGTAGAGAAGCTACCAAACGTAAAGGAAATAATATGAATGGTAGACAAGCTAAGAAATTACGAAAAAAAGCTAAAGACTTAACAGTCGAATGGATTCAGTCTCTATTACCTGAACATGAAGCATCTAAAATAACTTTACAAAACTTTGAAGCCTACATGCCTGAACAGACACATGTATATGCTAATCAAAAAATAATGCTATCTTCGTTTTCACAGAAGTGGTTTAACCAAAAATTAAAAAAGGAATTTTATGAAAAGAGGTTATCGAAAGCCACGAAAAATTAGACCTACTGAAAAGAATCTTCCTAAAGGATACGATTCAGGGTGGGAGTATACATTACACCAAGATGTTTTATCAAAGTGGTCACATCATTCTGATAAGATTCCTTATGTTATAGAGCATAAGTATGAGCCTGACTTTACAAAAACTATTAATGGTGTAGAATACTTATTAGAAGCTAAAGGTAGGTTTTGGGATTACAACGAATATAATAAGTACGTTTGGATACGTAAGTCTCTCAAGCCTAAACAAGAGTTAGTCTTTTTGTTTTCTAGTCCTAGTTCTCCTATGCCACAAGCTAAGAGAAGGAAAGACGGAAGTAAAAGAAGCCATGCAGAGTGGGCAGAAAAAAATAAATTTAGGTGGTACTCTGAACATACACTACCTAAAGAATGGACAGAATAGTATGGAATATAAATTTGATGAAAAAATAAACCTTAGAGGAGTTGAGCAGTATATAAATGAAACTTATAAACAACACTACGCTCATTCTAAATATCAAGCAACTGATATGATTATAGATGCAGGACACGGAGAAGGTTTTTGTATTGGTAACATTATGAAATATGCCATGAGATATGGAAAGAAAAATGGTAAGTCTGACGCAGACCTACTCAAGATTATACACTATGCATTGATTGCATTATACTTAAACGACAAGGAGAACGACTAATGGTCGAAGAAAAGGTAGGTCAAAAAGAATACTTAGGTATTAAAATAGATTATAATAACGAAAACAAATTAAATAAATTTAGTTTAGATACTTTAAAAGATAGGTATCTTTACGAAGCATCAGGAGAAACACATGCACAAGAAGCATTCGCAAGAGCATCCGTCTTCGGAGCAACCTTCAAAGGAGTTACGGATTTTCAGTTGGCTCAAAGACTTTATACGTACAGTTCCAATCTATGGTTCATGTTTAGCACTCCTATTCTTAGCAATGGGGGAACTAATCGGGGTCTACCTATTAGCTGTTTTCTCAATTACGTACCTGATAGCCGTGACGGGTTATCTTCTCATTATGATGAAAACATATGGCTCGCTAGTTCAGGTGGAGGTATTGGTGGATATTGGGGAGATGTTAGAAGTAATGGTATTGCTACTGCTAACAATAGTCGTTCTACTGGTTCAATTCCATTCATGAAAGTAGTTGACTCTCAGATGTTAGCATTCAATCAGGGAGTTACAAGACGAGGAAGCTATGCTTCTTACATGAATATTGACCATCCTGAAATAGAAGAGTTTATAAACATAAGAAAAGAATCAGGTGGAGATATAAATAGGAAGTGTCTTAATATTCACAATGGAGTTAATTTAACCAATGAGTTTTTACAAGCCGTACAAGAAGATGCAGACTGGAGACTCATAGACCCTAAAACAGGAGAAGCAGTTAAGACTGTTAATGCTAGAGACTTATGGTGGCAAATAATCCACGCTAGAGCAGAGACAGGTGAGCCTTACATGGTTAATATAGATACTTGTAATGATGCTTTACCAAAAGGGCAAAAAGATTTAGGCTTAGATATTAAACAAAGTAATTTATGTTCTGAAATAACCTTACCAACCAATGAAGAAAGAACTGCTGTTTGTTGTTTGTCAAGTGTAAATTTAGAACACTTTGATGAATGGTCGAAAGATGAAAACTTTATATCAGATTTAATTACTATGTTGGATAATGTTATTCAACATTTCATAGACAACGCAATTGATACAACAGAATTAGGAGATTACAATGCAAATTTTAAAAGGTTTAAAAGCCATATACGAGAAGGTAAAGAAGGCTTTACAAAATCTAGCTTCTCAGCTTACAGAGAAAGGTCGCTTGGTTTGGGGGCAATGGGTTTCCATGCCTATCTTCAAAAAAATAATATTCCGTTTGAAGGAATCTTTGCTACAGGATTTAACAACAAAGCTTTTAACCACATTAAAACTAAATCCGTGGCTTCGAGTAAAGTTCTTGCGGAGAGTCGTGGCGAAGCTCCTGATATTAGTGGTTCAGGTATGCGTAACGCTCACCTTTTGGCTATTGCTCCTAATGCCAGTAGCAGTATTATATGTGGTGGCACTTCCCCTAGTATTGAACCAAATCGTGCGAACATTTTTACACACAAAACTCTCTCAGGTTCGTACCAAGTTAAAAATAAATACTTAGATAAAATTATTTCTAAGAAGAAAGGAAACAAATCAGAAATTTGGAAAGAGATAACTGCTAACAAAGGCTCTATCCAAGACATGGATATCTTTACAGATAAAGAAAAAGAAATATTTAAAACAGCAGACGAGATAAATCAAATATGGATAGTTGAACACGCTCATATGAGACAACAGTATGTTTGCCAAAGTCAAAGTGTTAATTTATTTTTTACCTTACCTAAGACTACAGACAGTCAAGATATACATGATGATTATATGCAATATGTTAATGATGTTCATTGGTATGGTATGCATAAGTTGAAGTCTTTATATTACTTTAGGTCAGATGCTGCTAGGAATGCAGAGAATGTTAATATTAAGATACCTCGTATTAAATTAGACGAGGTAGACTGTATAGCTTGTGAGGGATAATAGTATGGAGACAGATATAAATTTACAAATACATTCTTTGCCTGCTGTTGTTATGTTAGAAGCCACGATTCCTGACAAAATAATTAATGATTTAAATACTTACTTAGATGAATACAAAGAAACAGCAGAAAAGAAATCACTTGCTCATACTTTAGTAGGACAGATTCATCAAGGGGAACAATTACTAATGGACCACAAGCATGACCTACTAAAAGATTACTACGAATTTATTACGAATATGGGAGTCGTTTACTTACAAGCTTTTGGAAATATAACAGGACACTACCATAAAAATAAGATGATAGATATAGACGAACTGTGGTCAGTACATAGTTATGAAGGAGACTACAATCCTATACATGACCACGGCACTAAAACTTTAACAGGCATATCTACAACTACATGGACTAAAGTACCTAAACAGATTGGTAAACAAGGTGATGCTAAAGCTCCTCAAGACTTTTCTTTATATAATGATTCAGGAGCATGTGACGGCTTCTTAGCATTTACTTATGGACGTAATGAGATTATGAATACTCAGAGATTAAGACCACCACAGTCTTGTTCAATTCAACCTGTGGTAGGAAGACAGCTTGTGTTCCCTTCATGGTTACAACACATGGTCTATCCTTTTTTTGGAAAAGGAGAGAGAAGAACTGTAGCTGCTAATTTAAATTGTTGGGATGTCGAACCTAAAGGAGAAGAAGATGTCAAATAATTTTAGAAGTTTTTGCACCCGTATGTGGCTAGACCATTGTGACGAGAACTCAGCTTTTGGTGCTATAAAATTAACTGAGGAAGAATATACAACAACATATAAAACTTGGCTACTTGAAAAGTATGCTGAAAAACTGGAGAAAAACAATGAGTCTACTTAGTACAAGAGATTATTATAAACCTTTTGAATATCCTTGGATGTATGATTACTTTAAATTACAAAATCAAATG